TTCCAGGTTGCCCATAACGCGTATCCGGCGATAATCAATGATATGAATACGATCATCAATCCTTCCCCCAAGGATCATGACGGTGTAATCATTTTTTTCCTTGGTGCCAGCAGAAAGGTCAACACCAACGCCAAGCGTGTCAAATTCCGTAGAAATCTCAGCTTTAACGATCAACTCAGGCGCCAAGGACAATTCGTTTTGACGAATAATTTGATTCATGTATTGAAAAGAAAAAGCAATAGGGGCTTGTCTTTTCTTTTCTTTTAAGTAATCAAGTGACCACATTTCTGGCCAATAAGACTCTTCTTCTCCCGTCTTGGGATTATTGGAAATTGCGGATAAAACAATCTGCGTCCAATTATTTTGTTCGTTAAAAGTTGTTGCGTGAATATCGTCATGTCTAAAACGCGTACCAAGACAGATTGCCCTAGCGCCTTCAAACATGGTTGGCGCAATCACAGCATTCCAATTTTCCTGCATCTGTTTACGGATATCAGGATTAGAAATATCCGCAGCAGATTTAATGGCGTCATCAATCATGACAAGGTGTGAACGCTTGGAAGTCACTGAGCCTTTTAAGCCAGCCGCGCAAAGCGTAAACTGCTCGTCACCAGTTGTATCAATACCGGCAAACTTGTGATCGATAGACCAGTATTCATTGCTGGTTACATTTTTCATTAAACGTACAGTTGGGAAAACCTCCTGATACCTTTTACTTTCAATGATGCGTTTAATGGTTGCTGATTTAGAACGAGCAATATCAACTGTGTAAGACAAATAAAGAACTTGAAGCGGAAGTTTTGCTTGTGTGTGTATACCAATAGCCCAAGCCGTTAATAAACCAAGGACCGTTGATTTAGCTGAGCCACGGGGGGCAAGAAGATCGACATTGGGGCCAGCAATTTTAATTAAACAAGAACTGTCTTCATTGGTAACAAAGTGCCGATGCCAATCAATATGATGACAAGCTGGCGGTTTATCCGCCACGTACTCACAGAAAAAACCAAAATCTTCCCTCGCTCTAGCAAGCGCTTCCGCATTACGAGGGACACGAATTTGTTGACGGCGTGCCGCTGCCTTTGCATTGCGACGATAGGCTAAATGCGTATAGCTTGGCACAGAAAAATCCAGTACTTAACTGAATCTTACTTTATTTTTCAGTTTTTTGTTTTTTCTTTTGTTCTTGATATTTCCTTGCTTTATCTAAAGCTGCTTTCCGTTTTTCTTTATCCGACATCTCCGTGCCGTCTTCTTTCTGAGCCTCTTTCTTTTTAAAGTGCTCCAGTAACTCAGGCGGCATTTTATTTTTTGACATCAATCAAGCCTCACATGCGGCGAGAATAGCCGGGGCCCATGGCAATACCCGGGCGATTAATGCCTGGAATCATGAGACCTTGATCTGCGTCTGCCGGTGTTCTGGTTGCCGGCTCCGTACCAGGCATAAAAGAGGCTGCACCGACTTGAGGCGCTGAACCTTGCGGCTCCTCTTGAATTTGACGACGACGCATTTCAATTCCTTCTCGCATAAGCTGACGCTGACGAGCATCACGCATATTGGCTTGTTGGGCGCCCATGAAACTACGGCTCTGCAATAAAACTATCTTAACTTAATTATTCTTCTAATTGCATTCTTGCCCAAACGCTCATTGATGCTTCTTCCAAGGGGATTTCAATCGGATCGTCTTTAAAAATAAACATCAACTCTCGAATAGCACGATCAGCTCCCGCCATTAATAAACCCTTGCGATCTTTGGTATTTGTAAATTTTTCAATTTGATCAATATGGCCTCTAATTTCTTTCTGCATAGAAGCAATACGAGCGACGCCCGCATCCCTTTTTACAACACTGTTTTCTACGTCTTCACGCAATTTACGCACATCTTCCTGCATCTCATCAATTTCATACAGGAGTTTTTTGCGGTGATCAGGTTTTTTGTAGTTATCTTTGACCCAAAGCTCACACGCTGAAATAGTCCCCTTGTACCCAAGGAAACGGCTATAAAGATAAATTTCAATCAACGAATAGTTATCTGCGCAAAATGCACAGAAAGATTCTTGAGTTGAGGCGTCGAGATTATCTACCCACGCATCAAATAACTCAATATCGATAAGCTCGTTGGGCCTGGCCGTAATCTCGGGCTTCGTCGCGCTGCCTAAATTCTTGGGACTGTTCGGCAGAGGTGCGTTGCTCTTCTGCGCCTTTGCCGATGGTTTCACGCTCTTGTTCACCAGCAGTCTCCATTTTCTTTTTGGAAAATTCGTAAGCCACGCCAGCAGCCTGACGATATTTATCTAAGTCGAACCAATCGTCGACATCGACTTGCCCGGCGGGAACGCTGCTGGTCATGGCTTATAAATCTTACAAGAAAAGATCAGAAGTTGCTCATCATTTGAGCAAGGCCAGTAGCAAAAATGTCACGACGGCCTTCGGTAGATTTTTGGCGTTGTTGACGACCTTTGGAGGCTTCCAGGCGATTCAGAAGCTCTTCAAATTTATTGATGTCAAAGTAATCGTCGGCGGCGCTTTGGCCTGCGGGAGCAGTGTAGGTCATTTACGTCTTTAGGACTAAGGTAATTATATCAAGCACATTCTTTTAAAAATTGAATGCGCCCACAAGTTGAGTATAGATATCTCCTTGAGCTTTGATTTTCTGAAGCGTCTGCGCACCTTCGTTTTTTAATTTTTGAGTTTCTTTGTCGATCTCACCTTGAAGATTTGTTAAGCCAGCACTGTACAAATACTTACGGGTTTCACGGACATTCTGTAACTGCTCTTCAATTTCGGCTGGTGTGCCAGTGAATTGGTTTTGAAAGTCTGGGGTGATAACGCCAGTGCGCTCTTTGGTTGCAGCAGTATACGTAGGAAGAAGATTTTTATCAAAAGTAAAGGAACGTTTACCTGTGCGCTTACCGGTTTCGTCAAGACTTTGTTTACCAAATTGCGTATCGTAATAATTATCAAGGTAGCTTTGATTAAATTTATTTTGATACTCTTGGCTTTTGGCAAGAGAATCCCTAAGGTCTTGGTTGGTTTGATAATAACCCTGGTTGAAGCGCTCCAGGGCTTTTGCCTGTTCTTCTTCGGTTGCTTGTCTACCAAGTAATTCTTCGTAAGCGGCAGAAACACCTGTCTTCCGTCGACCGGGAAGCAGCTCTTGCGTATAGATTTTAGTAAGATCCGAAACGTCTGTTTCCGGAGGAGTCAAATCATATTTGGCTGCATAATCACGAAGCTGACCAGAAGCGTCTGCGTAAGTAATTAAACCTTGACGCAACTGTGATTCAACGCCCTGGCGCAAACCAGAATAACCCAACTGTCCAGCAGCCTTACGAGCCTCTTCTTTGGCGGCAGCTTCTTCTTTTTCTTTTTGTGCACGCTCTTCAAGACGCGCTTCTTTTTCTTGTTGGTACTTTAAGTAATTTGAAAACGTATCATCACGCGGTGGCGCTTGATACTCAACTCGTGTTCCTCCTCCGCCCATGGTTTAACTCCTTAAACGTAAACCGTTGGTGTAACTTCACCAAACATGCGCATTCTCTCCCTTTGTTCAGCCAAAGAGCGTCTTAAGGCTTCTTTATTTTCACGTTGCTTTTGCTCAATGGATGCAACAGAGCCTTCAAGGCCCCCAAGGCCACGACGAAAATCCAGTTCTTGAGCACGTTCCCTTTCTGCAAAGGGACCCGTTTTAAACATAGCTGCCTTCATGTCTCTTGTAAACGCAATATCCGCACCCGGACCAGTTTGCCAAACTCTATTACCTATATTGGATGCAAGTTCGCCTTTTATTTTTTCTCGATTCTCTTGAATGGCTGCGTTTTGCGCCGCAAGCTGAGCTTCAGCAATGCTAGCAGAAGTAGCGTCTTGGTTTTGACCACTAAGAAAACCAAAACCTGCATTAATAGCTCCAAGGCCTAGGGTAAGGGGATCAAACATACCTTTACTGGTTTTGGGATTAAAGGAGCTTGTAAAATCCTTATTAAAGGCGTTGGCGCCGCCAAAAGGGGAAAATACGCCAAAGCCAACGTTTGTATTCATATTATAAACCCCGATCTTTATTCTTTATTCTAACTAAAGTAACGCTGGGGCTGAAACTGATAAGGCGCAAACTGTGTGTTTGGATAAGCTTGTAAAGCCTGGTTGTAAGCATCTGTAACGCTACGGGCCCCCAAAACGTTCATGGCAGCTTGGTTCCCATACATTTCTTTAATTGTTTCTGGAATACCAAATAGTAATTTATACGGCGCTGCTTGACGCATTTGTTCGGCCTGAAATTCAGCCGTTGCCTTAAGTCTTTCTCGTATTGCTTCAGGAGTATTAAGACGAAAAAGAGGCGCTAAGATATCTCTTTCAAAGCGTTCGCCATTGTCATTTTTAGGTTGGACTCTACCGCTTAAAATTGCGTCTCTATATTTTTCCCTTACAGCGGCGTCCGAAATTTTTCCGAGTGACTCCTCTAGTTCTTGGGGGCTATTAAATGAAAAAGAAGAAAAAGACACAACAATTACCCCCTAAAAACGGAAGCGGCGTAGGGATTAGAAGACGTAATAATATCTCGAACGGTTTGGCCAGCTTGTTGTTGTGCGCCGCCCGCAAGCTGAGCAGCATACATTTGACGATTAAGAGCCCCAGTTAACTGGCCAAGCTGTTGATTAAGCTTCATTTGGTTTAAAGCATCCACATCACGATATTGACGGTAAAGGGGTAACATTTCCTCTGCGTTTTTAATGCCGCCCCTGCGCAAAAATTCCGCTGCTTGAAGATCTTCTGGTTTTAAACCAGGGACAGAACTACCTGTCAAACCTGATTTACCTTCTTCACGTCGCTGACCGGTAACGGCTTCCAGTGCTTTAGAGGCTCCGCCAGCAAGTGCTTTTGCCGCGCCACCGCCAAGGACAGAGCCCGCAATAGCACCAATGGGGCCACCAACAAGACCGCCTAGTAAACCGCCGCCAACCGAACCAATTGCACCAGGAACATCTCCTTGCATAAGAGCAAGACCACCGCCGATTAAGGGTGAATAACGGCCAGCAAGTGCTAAGCCTGCTCCACGCAAAGTAGTTCTGCCTGTATTTGCCAACAAAGACTGACCCGTTTGACTGGCACGTGCTTGGTTACGTAAACCAGCAAGATTAATTCCTGGTTGACCGCCGCCGCCGGGCGCCGGAGCAGGGGCGCCAGTGCCTGTTACTGGGGGACGACCACCGCCGCCACCGCCGCCAGCACCAGAGGGAGCAGTGCGCCCAGACGCTGAGCCCATCGGCGGAATAGATGAAGAGCCTCCGACGCCAGTACGTGACGCAGATGTATCTCCAACGTCGCCAGTTAAACGCACGCTACCAGTACCCACAGGAGCGTTTGCGCCAACACCTCCCGTAACCACGGGATTCATGCCTACGTCACCAGTAACTTGGGGATTAGCCTGTTGCGCCTGTCCGCCACCAAGGCCAAGCATACCCATAAACTGTTGAAACAGAGAGGGATCATTTTGAAGAGCCCTTTTCACCTCTTCTGGATCCATTGATGCACCACGGCTGGTCGTAATGCTTGCCATTATTAAGTCATCTGTTATTGATAAATTCTATCACTGATATTTCATCGAGAAGAATCTAACGTGTATTCAGAAATTGTTGGCAATTGTGGACGATTAGCCGTTGCAATTGCACTGTTAATTAGATTTCCTGTTGCAACACCAGCCACGGAAGATCCTGCAGCCGCAGCAATTGTACCTAAAAGTTTTTTGGCTGGAGACACTCCGGCTTTTGTTAGTGCCGTTGCTGCTTGACGCGCACCTAAAGTTCCTGCGGTAAATCCACCGGCCATAGGAATAGTGACAGGGAAGCCAAGCATGCGCACTTCTGGAACGCCCTGCAAATTTTCTGTTGTCCCTTTAACAATGCCAAGATCCAAAAGACCTTTTTCGTTGTACAAATAATTCATATAATTTGCATAACGCTCTGGAGTTAAATCAGGAATATCTGCTTTAGCCGTTTCATATTTTAAAGGCTTACCAGTTCTTCCCAGGAAAAAACGTTCAAATAATTCTTGTGTTGGTTGTTGTGTAATCCGACGATCTTGAGAGCCTGGCTCAGCATACGATTGAGCGTAACCCTTTGGACGAAACTGTTCTTCTGGGTTTGTAACATCAAAAGTACCCGCAGCAGAAATAGCGGGAATGCCAATGGCAAGAGCAGTCGCTGCTCTCATTGTTGGTGATGAAATTATGCTTTCGTTAATGCCCAAGCCAACACCAGCCTGCGCGACGGCTAAAGGATGGTTGTATCGCCACCAATACGTACGCGTTCCGTCGTTTGCTGCATCAACAGTTAAACGTGAAATATAAGCACCTAAAAATTGGGCCGGAGTGCCGCGAAGAGTAACACCCTCTTTAGATAAAGCCTTTTTAAAACGTGGATCTAAAAAGCTTTGACCATAGCCCAAACCAGAACCAACTGTTGTCGCTCCAGGTTTGTAAGACGCGTCTACTGCGGCTGCTCCCATTTTGGGAGAAACTTGTTTTGTAGTAGGAGTACGACCTCCTCTTTGCTGAATAATATCAGCCTTTTGACCACCCAGTTTAATATCTTCCCAGATATTTTTTAACTGGCTTGTAAGTGCTTCACGATTCAACATAATTATCCTTTGCTTAAGCCATAAGGATCAAGACCTGGAGATGGACGCATCAGTGTCGATTCAAGTCCTTGCATTTGGAACATAGTGCCAGGAGACAAAGATTGCGCTAGTTGTTGATTGAGGAGTTGACGTTGAATTAATTGTTGCTCTGATGTCGCCGTTTGATCCATTTCAATTGGTTGAGAAGACAAAGCCTGAAGTTGCTCCGGAGAAAGATTAGAAACTTGTTGAGCGGCAAAAAGAGGCTCAAGCAAAATAGGCGTAGCAATTGAGGTTCCAACCATGGCAATATTTTGAGCCATGCTGGGACGATATTCTTGTGTAAATGTTTTTGAACCTTGCGGCCGAACGTCGTAATATTTTCCAGCAAGTTTAGGATTTATCTTTCCAACTTGTTTTGCAATGCCTGCGCTTAATAAAGTATCCGCAGCACCAACAGCAAGACCTGCCAACGGATTTCCCGTATAAAGAGTTGTAGCAAGACCGGTAAACAAACCACCCGTAACAGCGTGACCAAGCAACTCTTTTCCGCCACCGGATAAACGTTGTTGCACGAAAGGTGCTTTTGCAACGTTGCCTAAAGCAGAAGAAAATTTTCCGGCAAGGCCAAGCATTGATTTATTTGCTAATTACTTTATTTAATTATTCTACGTTTGTTTTTCCAGGAGAAATGTTGGTTTCAACCTCGTTGTCATTGGCCGTTGTTTCCCCTTGTTTTTCTTCTGCTTGTGCTTGTTCTTTTTTAATTAAGCCTTCACGATCTAACAACTGAGCAATAGAAGGTTTGTCCTCAAACTCATTCTCGGCCCGGCGCTCTGCCATGGCCATGAGATAGCCGTTGGGATCCGGATTGCGGAGCCGGGGCATTGGATTCTTGGCTGCTTTGCCAGGATTCATAGTTGGACTGATTTTGTACGCTTCAAGCCATTCAGGATTAAAGTCGGGTTGATCTTGCGGGCGCTGAAAGGTACGTGCACGTCCTTCGTTAAAGTCATAATCTTCTGGCCGATTAAAACGCCCCAGCCCTTCAAACAGTTCGTATTGAGATGTAACTTCTGAATTATCATCAAAAAACGGAGTATTACCAACAAAGTTTAAATCGGGATTCAAGGTAACCTTATTGGTCATCGCACGCTTTAACAGATCACGATCTGTAAACCGCGAAGGATTCCAAGGATATTCCCCTGTTTCAGGCTTGGCGCGAAACAAATCGTCAAAATCTAATCGCTTACCAATCTGTCCGCGACGATTAAAAGGATTGGTAATGTAACGACCTAAATCAAGCCTGGCGTCTTTTGCCA